AGGGGAATCGCGGCAGCGTCGCCGCTCGAGGCGCCTTGGGCGCACCACGGCGCTCGCGGCTCGCTGCCATCCAAGCGTCGAGCTCGGGGTTGCCCGTAGCGGGCTCGAAGGGCTCGGTCGCGGGCTTAGCTGCCGCCCGGGTCTTCGAGGCCGCCCCGAGGTCGTAGGCGAGCCCGAGCAATATGTCGAGGTCGTCGACCGTGTCGAATTGGGGGTCGCTCATAAGCCGACCGATGACTTGCTCGCGCGCCGTCTTCATGAGCCGTAACCCTCGAGCGCGGACTCGATAAGCTCGAGCTCGCGCACCTCGGCGGCGTAGTCGTCGATGGCGATAGCGCGCCACGCCGGGCAGCCCTCGCGGTGCATCGGGCATATCTCGGGGCTCATGCTACCCACGGCCACTCGCCCGCCGCGATCTTCTCGGCACGGTAATCGGCTTGCACGGCGAGCTCGCTCCATAGCTCAGCGAGCACGGGCACATCGCCCTCGGCGTAGAAAGCACACCGCTCGTCGGCGTGGTCTCGTATCGCTTTCACGAGCTCGAGAACGGCCTCGATCTTCTCGGGCGTCTTAGGCTCGCCGCGGGTTGTTAGCGCCTTTAGGCGGGTTGTTTCACTTTCGACAGACATTGGGTGACCTTTCGTGGAGAGGCCCCACGGCGGGGCCATGTCACGAGCTTAGTGGCGCGTCAACGACTCATGCAAGTTGCAATCGTGGCGTGTCGGCCTGGCGCGTCAAGTTGTGTCGTCGTTGGCTCGCCAAGTAGTCTCGCCTCATGGCATCCAAAACCGCGGCCCCTGCCCGATACCCCCGTCAACTCGTCATTATGGTCGAGACCGAGACCGGCGAGCTTATCGACCGAGCCGCGATCAATAACCGCGTCTCGATGAGTGAGGTCTCGCGCACCTACCTCGCCGCGGGCATCGCCTTCGGGCGTATCGCTGCCGAGCACGGTCTCGAGCCCGACCGCTTGCTCGAGCTCGCAACCCTCGCCGCAATCCGCGAGACCTTGCCGCCCGACGTCGGCGCGCCGCTCGAGCGGCCGACAACAAACTCGATCGAGGTGCCGCTTGCGTAACCGCCGAGAGGTCAACCCCCGCGGGCCTGGCAAGACGGCGCGGCTCGTGCTCGCCTTCGTCTTCGTGGCTGCCATCATGCTCGTCGTCATCATCATCGCCGCGGGCGCTGCCGCCCACCACTAGCGCCTAGTCGGCGTCGTAGTTCTTGACGACCTCGGCGAAGGCGCCCGACGGCGCTACGCTTGGGTCGCTCGTCTTGAATCTCACGCCACGCCACGCCATCGCATTGGCGGGCACGGGCCTAATCATCATGCCCGGGCGGCTCGGCATGAGCTTCACGGTAAAGGCGACTTTCTTGCGCTCGACCTCGGCGAATACCTCGTGCCCGGCGAAGCGCGCGTTAACCGTTTGTTGAGACCACTCACGATGACCACGGGCGCTAAGCCACTCGCCAAAGTCGCTCGCAAGATCGGCGCTCGGGATGGCGTAGCCGTTATCTAGCTCGAGGCGATCGACGAAATAGGCGAGCACCGGGTCGGCCTCTTCACGCCACTCGAGCGTCGCTTTGGCGACCGTCTTGGGCGCGGGCGGCATCCCGTCGGCATACCAAAGGCGAGCGCCCTCGATGAGCCACGCGAGCACGCCTTCGTTGGGGCTCTCACCCAATCGCTTGCGAAGGCCCCGGTCACCACGACGCTCGTGACGCTTGAGCTTGACCGGGGCGCCGTCGGCATCGAACGGCGCGACGAAGGTAAACGGAAAGTGCACATAGCCGAGGCGGCGCCAAGTCCCGTGGTCGGTCTCGGCGACGATCGGCCGGTAGTTGGTCGTCAAGAAAAGCGAGTGAGTGGCGCGCCAAGTGACGTTATCCTGGCGAATCCTTCGAGCCGTCATTACCGGCGTGCCGACGGCATCCTTGAGGCGCTTGACGTTGAGGTTGCGGCCTTCGGGTAGCTCTTCGATGACGGCGAAGCGCGCGCCCATGAGCGTCGTTAGCTCGGTCGGGTGGTCGCCGGGATTGCTCAAGAGCAAGCGCTCGGGAACCGTGACCGAATAGTCGCCGCCCGCCACGCGCACGGCGTCGATGACCGTACTCTTGCCGTTCTCGCCCGAGCCGCCCAAGATCGGCAAGAGGTCGTCGGGCGTCATGTGCCCGGTAAAGGCTTGCCCGAAGCGCACTTGTAACCATGCCGCGACCTTCGGCGGCAACGCCTCTAGGGCGCGCTGCCAGTCTCCCGAGACAGCGCCGGGCACATAGGCCGCGGCCGTTATCTTCGTGAGCATGAGCGCCGGGTCGTGAGCTCTGAGCTCGCCCGTGCGAAGGTCAACGACGCCGCTTTGGGTGTTGAGTAGGTCGGGATGAGCGTCGACCTCGAGCCCGGCCTTCGCCAAGATTCCCGTGATGAGCGCGGCGACGTCTTTGGCTTTGCGCGCCGACAGTAGCCCGGGCAGCTTGTCGAGCCGTTTCTTAGCCATCGTCTCATCGCTCCACGTGAGCGCCTTGGCGTGCTCTTCGGTCTCGATACGGCGAAGCTCGTGGCGCACTCGCTCGACGAGCGCCATAGAGGTCGAGAGCTCCCACACCTTGCCGCCCCATTGCAAGAGCCCGGTCGCCTCGGTATAGGCCCACTCACCCGCCAAGAGCTCGGCGAGCTCGACGGCTAAAGGGTTATCTTCGATACCTCGAGCCGCGTTAGGGTTGCGCCGCACGGGAGGGCTCTCGAGGTCGGCCTTCGCCTTGACGGCGAGCGCCTTGCGCTCGGGCTTGGCAATGGCGAAGGTCGTTAGTGGCGCGCCAAAGTGTTTCACGCTGCCCGCTAGTGCGTTATCCCAATCGCGGGCACGATCGGGGCGCCCGGCAATGTAGCGGCCGCGGGCCTCGTCGACGAGGGTGGCGACGCCTGGCGTGCCGGTCGCGCCTTCGCGCACGAGGTCGTTGACGAGCTCGAGCATCGGGTCATGGGTAAGCCCGGCATAGTCGAGAGCCGCGAGGCGCTTGCGTAACGGCTTGGGCGCCTTGCCCTCGACGCGGCGCACCTTGGCAAGCCACTCGTCGACGGCGATGTCGTGCTTGGTCTTCTCGCTGCCACTCGAGCTCGAGTCGAGGCACGCCCACTTGGGCGCCTTGGCGAGCTCGGGTGCTCCCTCGAGCTTCGGGCCGTAGTAGACCATGAGCCCATTGCCCGCGCGGATATCCACGCCGCGCACCGGCACGTCGCGCGCAATCGTCAACGCGCGGCCCTCGGGCGCCCGGTAGACGTGATGCTTGCCGCCGCCGCGGGTCTTGTATCGGAAAGTCTTGGGCAGCTTGATACCGGCAACCTCGAGCGCGAGCTTGCCGTCGCGGTCGTCGTCTTTGCTCTTGGGCGCGTCGACGTCGACGATGACGATGCCCGAGCGGGCGGCGTTGACGCCAATCCATGCGCCGGTAAACTCGCTGCCCCACCATGTCGCCACTTGCTCGGCGTCGGTCGTTGCGCCCTCGAGCCACTTGACGAGCGGCCGCTTATCGGTCGCCACCGTGCCGTCGGGCTTGGTTACGACGACGAGCTTGACCGGGAAGACGTACCAACCGGCGGCAGCGAGCGAGAGGGCAATCTCGAAGGTCTCGGGGGGTGAGGCGATGACGTCGCCCTCACGGCGCTTAGACATCGGCATCTTGCAATGCTTCGAGCGCGTCGATGCGTCGGTAGGTATTCGATTCCGAGACGACCATGCCCTCGGGGGTCGTCGCCACCCACCTCGTCACGCCGCCCGAGCCTTTGACGTGGCGCGCCTTGCTCGAGTGCTCCGAGTGCACCGTGCCGAGCACGCGCCCGTCGTCGGCGATGACCGTATAGCGCGAGCAAAAAGGGTCGCGCTCATTCTTGAGCTTCATGAGCGAAGCCTCTTGGCAATCTCGCCATCGATAACGTCGGCCTCGAGAGTGCGAAGCTCGGCGAGCTCATCGGTCAAGCGCCGCCACTCGTCTTTAGATATGACAATGCGCTCGTCGGTCACGATGACGTGGCGGCACGGCGCGAGCGCCTTGGGGGCCTTACACGCCGAGCATTGCACCCGGCCGATAGCGCGCTCGAGGCGCCGGTCGAGGTCGATGACGTTGCCATCGTGGTCACGTGGCGCGCTCATAGCCCGGCCTCGTCGATCGTCTCGGCGGCAATGCGGCCGCGAACCTCGGCGGGCAGGGTATCGAGGTCAACGCGCGGCTCGAGCTCGTCGACGGCTTCGGCCTCGAGCACGGCCCAACGCTCGGCGTGCTCGTCTTTGAGGTGTTGCAAGTAGATCGTCGAGCTCTCGCTCATATCGCGCGCCGTGCCGATGAGCTCATGGCAATCGCCACACCTCACGTCGAGTAGGCGCTCGCGGTTGCGCGGTTGTTTCGCGTACCTCATGCGGCGGGGGGCTTGCTTGCCGTGCTTCGTTGCCATCGGGGGGGTCTGCCTTTCATCGTGGAGAGTTGCCGAGCGTGGAGGGCACGCACCCGGCGGCTTTCGTCTGCCGCTAACCCAAGAGGCCGCTCTTGCTAATTACACGTCACCGGGTGCGTTGAGTCTCCACGACCCAAGAGGCAGCCTAGTGCACACCACGCCGCCGGGTGCAAGTTTGCTTAGCGCCGTGTTTAGGGCGTGCTAAGGGCCCTCGAAGCGCTGCCCGGGCGTCTTAGCACGCCGAAATTCGAGAGCTAAGGGCGAATTATTCCCGATTCCCACTATTCCCACTCAGTTGGTAACCCCTTACGCGCGCATGTGTAGAGAGTTACTAAAAAAGCGGGAATAGCGAGAATTGCCCTTAGCGGGGCGGATTGTCGGCACTTAGCGAGTCGAGTGGTGGTCGTTGGCGCGCCAATGGTAGCGTTGTCGAGTGATTACCTCGCCTTTAGCGTTGCCCATATCTAGCCCGGCGCCCTTGGTCGTCCCCGCGAGCGCCAAGACCCTCGCCGCGCTCGCCACCCTTCGCGGCTTCGAGGTCTCGAGCGCGATGACTGAGCGTGGCGCCTTCGTGCTCGAGGGCAGCCACCGAGCTAAGCGCCTGGGCTTTCGCGCGTATTGGGTCGACGGTCACACAACGGGCGCCACATGGCACGAGAACCGCGTTGCCTACGAGTCGGTAGCCGCCCCGCGTGAAGCGATGCACGGCGCCGGTAGCGCTCGCGCGATGCTGCCCACGGGCTACGTCGACGGCATGCGCGCCAAGCTCATCGCCTCGCCCTTCGGCGTTTGGGTGGGCGTTAGCGCCGTGTCGGCGCGCCTACGAGAGCTAAAGTGAGCGCATGGCAAGCCGTGAACCCGAGCTTCGCAACTTGAAAATCGCCACCGAAGAGCGGTGGGCGTTCGATCGTTGGCGCGAGCGCGTCACATTCCGCGACATGGAAGACCGCGTCAAGCTGCCCGTCGACCAAGGGGGCCTCGGCTACTCGATAAGCCGCCCCGTGCTCATTCGACGGGCGAAGGATTATCGCACCACGTGGGCGACCGAGAACGACGCGACTCGAGACGAGTGGCGCGAGAGCGAGCTCGAAGACCTCGCCGAGCAAGCCCAAGGCATACGCGCCTTTCTCGGGCCCGTCGACGAAGCGGCAGCGCGCAAACTCGCCGCGGCGCTCGGCATCACGATCGACGCCCTACTCACCGAGCCCCGATGGGTGCGCCTCGTGCCGCTACGCGACGAGAAAGTGCGCCTAGCGGCCTGGCGTGAGCTCAGAGAGGTCGGCGTGCAACGTCGCAAGCTACTCGGCCTCGACGCCGCGATCGAGGTGAGCGTCACCACGACGAGCGCCACCGAGAGCGCTATCGCCGAGCTCGAGCGCCAACTTGACCTAATCGACTCGCCCCCCGAAAGAGAGCAAGCACATGACCACGAGTGACGTACCAACGACTAGTCCCGAGACGTGCACGAGCACGGCTTACCTCATCGTGGGCGGCGCCAATACCAAGGGGCTCGTGCGTTGCATGTTGCCCGCCGGGCACGAAGGCCAACACGTCGAGCACCTACGCTGGGATGAGGTCACGCCCGTCGAGCTCGCCGAAAGCTACGACCCCGACGAGCCGTTCGATACCGACGTCGCCGACGCGCTGCCCGCCGACTTCGAAGCGACGCCGCCGTGCCCCGAGTGCGCCGCGGGCAAGCATCGCAATTGTGGCGGCGACTCGTGGAACAACGACCTCGACGAGCCCAAGCCGTGCCCGTGTTGGCTTAGCGACCCGGCGGGGCACCTTGCCGTCGTTGCGCCTCTCGCCTTCCACGTGGGCGAAGGCGCCGTCGCGTCGCCGCCCGTGCTCGTCATCCCGCCGACGGTCGAGCCTGGCACCTTCGCGGGCGCGTGCGATGCCTTGCAATGGATACCCGGTGAGCTCGTCGACGTGCCTGGCGTCATCATCCCGAGGGGCCGTTGTGTCTTGCTCGCCGGGCACGACGGGCCGCACACGTGGGAGCTCTAGACCCGCGCGACGAGCTCGAGCGAGTGAGTGCACGGCTCAAGGCGCACGTCTCGAAGCCCGAGCTCGACATCGAGGGGCCCGCGCATAGCTACCCCGCGTCACGTATCGCCGCCACGCGCAACGACCCGCTCGCCTTCGCCGTGCTCTACCTCGGGCACCACTTGAAAGACAAGACCCAAGAGGGCTCGCCGATAACCCTGAGCGACGTGCACCTCGCTTGGGTCGACGCCGCGAAGACGTGGCGCACCACGCCGAGCGAGCCGCAAGAGGGGCGCCGCGTCGAGGTGGGCCCGCGCGAGGTGGGCAAGTCGACGTGGTGGTTTCTCATCCTGCCGCTATGGGCAGCCGCGCATGGTCACGTCGAATTCGTCGCGGCCTTCGCACACACGTCGACCCAAGCCGAGACTCACCTCGCCTCTTTCAAGGCCGAGCTCGACACTAACTCGCTCTTGCGAACGGACTACCCCGAGCTCGTGCAAGCGCGCACTCGAGGCCGCGGCACGACCGAAGCCGACCGGGTGAGCCTCTACCATGCACGCTCGGGCTTCGTCTTCGCGGCCTCGGGTATGGACTCGGCTAACCTCGGGCTCAAGGTCGGCAACAAGCGCCCCGACCTCATCGTGCTCGACGACATCGAGCCCGAAGAGGCTAAGTACTCGAGCAAGCTCGCCGAGAAAAGGCTCGGCACGTTGCGAGACGCGATTCTGCCGCTCAACGTGTACGCCCGCGTCGTCGTCGTCGGCACGGTCACGATGGCGGGCTCGATCATTCACCAACTCGTCAACGCCGGGCAGCTACTAGCCAAAGACGAAGCGCTGCCCGACTCGCTTAAGTGGGTCGCCGAAGAGCGCTTCGAGGTGCACCACTACCCGGCAATCGTGACCAACGACGACGGCACGCGCCGCTCGGTGTGGCCCGCCAAGTGGTCGCTCACCTTTCTCGAGTCGATCGAGCACACTCGCACCTACGCCAAGAACTACGCCAACGACCCGGTCGGCGCCGACGGCGATTATTGGCACCTCGAAGACTTTGATCGAGACGCGGCCGCCGTGCTCGAGCTCGTAACTCACGAGGTGATTAGCCTCGACCCTGCCGTCACCACGAAAGACTCGAGCGACTACACGGGCGTCGCCGTCATCGGGTGGGCGCAATCGATCAATCGGTGCGTTGTGCTCAAGTGCATACAAGTCAAGCAAGACCCGGCGAGCTTGCGCTTGACGGCGATGAACGAAGCGAGCGACGCGCTCGGCCGCGGGCACAAGACGCTCGTGCTCGTCGAGGTAAATCAGGGCGGCGACACGTGGAAGGCGATACTTTGGGGCCTTCCCGTGCCCGTGAAGACGTTGAGCCAAAGCGTGCCGAAGCCCGTGCGCGCCGCCAACGTGCTCACCCACTACCAACGCGGGCATGTCAAGCACGTCGCCGGGCTCACCGAGCTCGAGGCTCAAATGGTCGCCTTCCCTAACGCCCCGCATGACGACATGGTCGACGCCACGGGCAGCGGCATCGCCTACTTTCTCGACCGGCCTAAGCGCGTGAAAGTGGGTGGCGAGACGGCGGGCTATGCGTGAGCTCGTGATAGCATCCCGCCATGACCGACGCGCCTCTTGACCTCGCCGACGTACTTAGAGACCTCGGCCGCGGCCTGGCGCTCATCGCCGACATGGGCCCCGCATACAAGCTTCGCAAGGCTTACTACGACGGCACGGCCGCCGAAATTAGTGCGAGCCCGATGGTCAAGGCAGCGCTCGAAAAGAGCGCCCAAGCGCACCCACTTAGCTTCGCCAACGTGCCCGTTGACGCGCTCGTCGACAAGATCGAGCTCTCGAGCGTCATCGCCGACGGGCCTAACGGCGACCGACTCGCCGCCGTGCTCGACGACAACGACTTCGAAGACGAGGCCGACGACTGGCACCGCAAGGCCGCTTACTTCGGCGACTATTACGGCATCATCGACCCCCAAAGCGAAGACGCCGCCGGGCACGCCGTCGATATCAAGACGATCGGGAGCTCACCGCTCACCACGGTCGTCGTCTACTCGAGCAAAGACGGCCGCACGAAGCTCTTTGGCGTCAAGCGGTGGCGCTCGGGTGGCACTTGGTACGCCAATGTCTACTACGACGACGCGACCGTGTCGCTCGCCGCCGACGCCGAGAGCCGTGACGAAGACATCGTGCCCAAGGCCGACGAATTCGCGCCGTCGCTCGACGCCGAGGGCACGCCTGGCAGCGAGCGAGTGCCCCATAGCGGCGGCCGTATGCTCATCGTGCACTACGCGATCGACGGGCGCCCCTATGGCGTGCCCGTGCACCGCAAAGCCTTCGGGCCCCAAGACGCCATCACGAAGATAAGCGCGACCAACCTCTCAACGGTCGACTCTCAAGGATTCCCGGCGCGGTGGGCGCTCGCCGACCCGCTCGCCGAGCTCGATGACGACATCGACGACGACTTCGGCACCGATGGGCCTGGCGTCAACGACCGGCCCGATGGGATGCTCAAGCCGACGAGCGGCAAGAGCAAGGTTCACACCGTGCCGGGCGCTATCGCCATACTCAAGGGAATCAAGGCGACCGGCACCTACGACGCGACCACGAGTGATAACTTTCTCAAAAACCTCGATTGGTACGTGCGCGCGATGGCGGTCTCGACGGGCACGCCGCTCTTTGAATTCGACATGGGCGGCGACCAACCCTCGGGCGAGAGCCGCCGCCGGGCATCGGGCCGAATCAATAAGCACGCTCGCAAGGTCAAGCGCGCACTCGGTCGAGCTCACCTCGATCTTGCCGACACAATCCTCGCCACAATGGGCGTCGAGGCGCCCGTGTCGGTCAATTGGCTACCGACCGAGACCGAGAACGATAAAGAGGGCATTGAGCTCGTCGGCCTCAAGATTGCGAACGGCGTGCCCGTGCGCGACGCCTTGCTCGAGGCGGGCTATACCGACGAGCAAGTGGATTCTTGGTATCCCGACGGCGACCCGCACCTCACGCCCGACAACGCCAAGGCGCTCGGCACGGCGCTCAAAGACTTCGGCACGGCTATCACGCTCGGCGCCATTACCGACCGCGAGGTGGCGGCGGCGCTGCCGTGGCTACTCACCGAGGCCCGCGGCGAAGGTACGCCGGGCGTGCCGGTCGCGCTCGGTCTCCCGGTCGTCGCGCCAAGCTTCGGTAAGGCTTAGCCCTTGAGCGCCGAGCTCGAGCTCGCGGCGCTCGAGGCTCGAGTGCTTGCGGCGACGGCGGGCGGCTTTCTCGCCAACGTCACGGCCTTGCGAGCGATCGTCGCCGACCAACCCGAGGCCGTCAAGGCTGCCGTGCTCGCACTCGTCGCCCCGAAGCTCGAGGCGCGCCTCGTCGCCGCCGTGCGCCAAGCCTTCGGGCTCGGTCGGGCCGACGCGCTCTCGATCTTGAGCGACTACCCGAAGCTCGAGCTCGCTACGAGCAAACTCTCACCGAGCTCGGCGGCTTTCGCGCCCGTTACTGGCATCGACTCGGCCGTGTCGGCCGCCATCGTCAAGGCTCAAAAGCTTGCGGCCGCGGGCGTAGACCTCGACGCCGTAGTCGCCCCAATCTTCGCCGCCGCCAATCGGATATCGGGCAGCGTGAGCGACGCTATCAATCGCGGCGGCAACGAAGGCACGACGGCCGTGGCAGACGCGGGCGACTTCGCCGTCGTGTGGATAGCCGAGACCGACGCTTGTGTGCATTGCCTCGCGTACTCGGGTCGAGTGTGCAAGCCCGGTAAGCGATTCCCGGGCGGCCTCACCTACGGCGCCAAGAGCTACTACCCCGACGCGATCGAAGGCCCGCCGCGTCATCCCCATTGCCGTTGCACGGTCGAGCCGTTGCGCTCGCTCGACTACGCGGCCGCACTTCGGCGCGAGGCCGACCGCTCAGTGTTGCGCGGATTCAGTCTCGAGAGCGAATCTATGCGAGTCAGAATCGACGCGGCCGCGCACCTCATTCCCACGCTCGAGCCTGGCGTCGACGCGCCTAAGAGCGTCATCGACTACGCCCGCCGGTCAGTCGCTAATGGCGCGTTCTCTACTCGAGGCCGCCCGTAGCGCGTAGAATCGCCGCGAAAGACCCCCGACCAACGACACGAAAAGAGAGAGCAATGGCTAACCTCGTCAAGATCATCGGCAGCAATGCCACAATTCGCGCCGGGCACGCCGAGAGCCTTGCGGCTGCCTTCGGTGAGCTCCACTCGGCCTCGGGCATCGCCCCGGTCGTGCTCAACGCTCAAGAGGCACCCGACGGTATCTCGGGCGGCTCGCGCAATCTCGCCGAAGCATCGGCGGCGGGCGCGGGTGCGGCGAGCGACCACTACGAAGACAACGTCCTCGGGCGCTCGGCCGTCGACATCGACAACCGAGAGGCGATTCAAAACGTTATCGGAATCGACCGATTCAAGGCCATCATGGCTAAATTCGGGTGGCACAACATCGACCTCTCGGGCGCCGACTTCGGCCGCGAGCCGTGGCACTACGCCACCCACGAGCCCGAGGCGGGCTCGGCCGCTCCCGCGAGCGTGCCGGTCGGCGACGTCATCGGCAACACGACGGGCTCGCCGGTCTACCGGGTCGGCGCCGACTTCGAGTTCTGGGTGCCCGACGCGGCATTACAGGCTCGGATTCAGACCGCGCTAAAGGCACGCGGCCGCTACGACGGCCCCGAAGACGGCGAGTGGGGCGCTAACTCGGTCAAGGGCATCCAAACGACCGTCGCCAACGTCAAATACTCGGGCCCGATCGACGGCGACGCCGGGCGCCAAACGGCCTACTTCGTGCAAGTGTACGGGCAGCGCTTCGGCGACTACTCGGGCCCGCTCGATGCCTTCGTCGGCCCCAACTCGTGGGCGGCCTTCGCGCTCGGCCTCGAGCGCCCCTAGTTAGTTTCACCGGGGCGGCGCTACTCGGCGCCGCCCCTCCCACCCCCGAAAGAAAGCGATGAGCATGAACCCCGACAACCGACACAAGTGGGCACTGCCGTACTGGGCCCGGCCTGGCATCGTCTTCGCCAAGGCTGCCGACGACGGCGGTGGCGCCGACGATGACGACCTCGACGACGAAGACGACGAAGACGACGAAGACGACGACCCCGACGAGGGCAAGACCGAAGACGAGTTGCGCGCCGAGCTCAAGGCCGTGCGTGAGTCGTTGAGCAAGGCATCGGGCTCGAGCAAGGCGAAGCGCGACAAGATTAAGTCGCTAACGCGCGAGCTCGACGCGGCGCGCGTGGCACCCAAGGGCAAGCCGAAGGCCAAGGCCGAAGACGATGACGGCCCCGACATCGAGACGATTCGGGAGACCGCGAAGCTCGAGGGTATCCGCGCGGGCGAGAAAACGGCGAAGGTCGCCAAGGTCGTCGCGGCTCTCGCCGACGCGGGCGTCGACAAGGCAGCACGCCCGTCGCTCGCGCGCATGATCGATGTCGACGAGTTTGACCTCGACGACGATGAGGCCGTCGACGAGGCTCTTGCCGAGCTCAAGAAAACCATGCCCGCGCTCTTCGCGGCGCCCAAGCGCAAGCGCTCGGTCGCGGGGGAGAAAGACGGCAGCGGCGAGCGCGAGTCGGGCTCGGCCAAAAAGAAAGACGCGAGCCAAAAGCAAGCCGATATCTTGCTCGGCCGCGGCTAGTCGTTCTGCTACTATCCCGCTAAGGCCCCTTTCGGCCCACACTCGCAACGAGTACGGCTTCGCCCCCGCGAAGCGGCACACCCAACCGTTGCCCAAGTGGGCAGAAAGGGGCCTTTCATGGCTCGCAACGTTCTCGACCTTTGGATGCGCGAAGAGCAAGGTTCAGAGGTCATCCGTCGACTGGCTCAAGTCTCGGTCGCCGAGACCTTGCTTCGGTCTGTCCCCATGAGCGGCATTCTCAAGAGTGAGCCGCGCATGGTCGACATGGATGTCGCCGTGGTCGCCAAGGGCGCGGCATACACCGAAGACGCCGGGGCCAATGATGAGATCAACCTCACCGCCGTCAAGTTCGGTCGCGCGCTTCGTATCGCCGAGGAAGACATCGACGACGAGGTCGCCGACATCCTGACCAACAAAAAGGTTGGGTGGGTCACGAGCTTCGGCATCGCGCTTGACAACTCGGTCTTCGCCGTCAACGCGGCGGCCAACGGCTCGACCGTGCCCTTCACGTCGATCTACAAGGCGCTTCGCACGACCAACGCGGCGACCGGCTACACGGCCGACGCCAACTGGGCGAAGAGCGCGGGCGTCGTGACTTACGACATGATTAGCGACCTCGCCTCGAAGGTCGAGGGCGCGGGCTACGACGACGGCTCGCGCGATATGTTCGTAGGTCACCCGAGCCTCAAGGGCATCATTCGCAAGATCAAAGACACGACCGGCGAGCCAATCTTCACGCCGTCGCCGCGCGTCGGCGACCCCGACACGGTCTTCGGCTACCCGATTAAGTTCACGAACGGCGCGGTCGTCACCTTGACGGCTCAGTCGACCCAAGCCGCGGTCGCGGGAGGTGGCGCCAACGGCGTCGCGGGCAACGCCTTGCTCTTCTTCGGCAACCCCGACTTCGCCATCGTCGGCAAGCGCTCGGGCCCCGAGAGCGTCGTCATCGACGGCCGCTCGGGACTCTCGGCGCTCACCGATGAGACGATTCTCAAGGTTCGCGCTCGTCGCGCCTTCGGTCTCGCTCACGAAAAGGCATGGGCCGTGCTCGAGGTCACGAACGTCTAACTAGCGTTCACCCGGGGCGGCGTCGCCTGGCGCCGCCCCACCCCCCTAAACCTCGAAAGGATTGACGCCCATGAGCGACGCCGCCGTAACACCCACCGAGGCCGCCCCCGCGGTCGAGGTCACGCCCACCGAGGTCGCCCCCGCGGCCGTGGTCGAGACGCCCGCGCTCGAGACGCCCGCCGAAGCTGCCCCCGCGGCCGACGCGAGCTCGAGCGACACGAGCCCCGCCGACGAGACCGATGAGACCGCAACCGAAGAGGCCGCCGAGCCGACCACGTTGCACTCAAAGGCTTTCATTCTCGGCGCGGGCGATTACACCGAATACGACCACGACGCCAACATCGGCGCGACCAAGCAATACGCGACGGCCGCCGGGCTCGTCGTGGTCGGCGAACCGCGCTTCGTGAGCGACGAGCTCTTCGAAGACGGCACGAGCCACGTCTTGACTTACGAGTTTGACGCGGCCGACGAGACCGAGCCCCGCGCCCTCTAGCGCGAGCTCGACATGGGCCGACAATCCTTCGGGGGGGTTGTCGGCCCAACCCCCAACTCTTGAGAGGCGAGACCCATGACCGCAACCGAGCCCATAGCCCCTTACACGTGGTGCACCATTGCCGACGTGGCTACCGTTACCGGCCGCACGGTCGACGCTCAGACTCGCAACATCGCCGCCAACGCCGTCGAGCTCCATATTGGTCTCATCGAGGCCGTCTCGCGGCCTCTCATGTCGCGGCGTGATGCCTACTGGCTACGCCAAGCGGTCGCCTACCAAGCGGCGTGGATTACTCAGACGCCCGACTACCTCGACCGAAACGCCATCGCCTCACTGACTCAAGACGGCGAGAGCGCGACGGCCGGTAATCCCGACTGGCTTACCCTCGCCCCGCTCGCCCGTAAGGCGCTCAAGCGGCTCTCATTCCGCGGCCCTCGAGTCGTCGGCGCCGTGACCAATGACCGCGGCATCGTCGACGAAGACGCGACAAACTCATATCGCTCGCACCGTTGGTCAAGCGTGACCGGCGGCATTACGGTCGACGCCTCGAGCTCGATCTACGACGGCGGCGAAAGTTGGTCGGGGCTATGAGCTTGGCGACCACGACGTGCGACACATTCCGCGGCACCCAAGACAACGCCGCGGGCGACCCGATCGACGACAACTCGAATACGGCGCGAGTCGGCGCCGGGTGGGCGGTCGGCATCGTCGAGCGCTCGAAGCGAGTGCAAGACCCTTCGAGCGGCATATGGCGAAGCGAGCGCTACTCGGTCGCGCGCTTCGAGAACGCCGGGCGTGACGTGCAAGTCGGCGACCGACTCAAAGACCTCACGACGTCAATCGTCTACTACGTCGACGCCGTCAATCGCGTGCCGCGCACCATCACGGGCGCGAGCAAGCTATCTTGTGACCTAAGCATTGTGAGCAATAAGGCCCCGTAAACGGGCTTCGAGTAGTACCGACGCGAACCGTAGAGGGGGCGCCATGAGCGAGACGTTTATCCGAATTACCCGCGTTATTGCGCCGGGTGAATTCGCCAACGAAATCAAGCCCCCCATGCAACGCCTCGGCAACGCCATCGGCCGCCGAGCTCAGCGCGTAGTACCGAAGCGCTCTTGGCGCTTGCACGACTCGATCGGCACGAGCACCGAGGTCGTCGACGGTAAGGTCATCACCCACGTCTACGAGGGCGGCCGCGAAATTCGCGGCAAGCAAGTCAACTACGGGCTCAACGTCGAGCGCGGTACGTCGCGCATGATGGCCCAACCCTTCATGCGCCCGGCGCTCTACCAATCGAAGACCGGCGACCTCAACTTCACGGGCACGCTCGATGACCCGAAGGGCAGCTAACCGATGCCTAACCTCTTGCCCACGAGTGAGCTCGTCGCCGTCGCCTGGCTCTCGGCTAACGTCTCGGGCGTGACCGGGAGCATGGTCGCCACGACCCTGCCGCGCGACACGTCGGCTTGGGCCGCCAAGGGCTTCGTGCAAGCCCAAGCGGCCGCCGGGCGTACCCCCGACGTTGACTTGCCGCGGCGGCTGCCCGTCATTCAAGTCGATCTATGGGGCGTCAACCCCGACGGCAAAAATCCGCCGTGGAACCTCGCCAACCAACTCGCCGAGCAAGTGCGCGCTGCCACCGAAGCCGTCGGCACGGCCTGGCGCGGCAAGTCGCTCGCCATGCTCAAGACGGGCTACGACCCCGCTCGAGTTTGGGCCGTGTACTTGCTCACCGAGCCGACGCGCGTTGTCGGCGACCCAAGCGGCTACGCCCGCTTTACCCTAGACCTCGCTATTGATTGGGCCCCGGTCTAATGGGTAGCGAGAGCGGCGCCCGCCGCGACCAAACAACGACAGAAAGGGGGCGAGCCTTGGCTACCAAGATTCGCACCACGTTCGAACCGAGCACCGTGCTCGAGGTGGGCGACGCCGAGCTCGTCGACCTCGACCGACAGGGGCTTATCGCCTCGCGCGAAGGCGACAAGGGCTTCGACGTCGACCCGACGCCCGAGCCCGAAAAGACCCCCGACAAGGTTGACGGCAAGCCCGCCGTCAACGCCGACGAAACGAAAGGCGCCTAGCCATGCCGGTCACTAGCACTAACCTCATTCAAGGCCCCGCGACGCTCTACATTGGCGCCTTCGGGGCAACCGAGCCCGCGACCATCGCCACGGCCCCCGTGACCGGGTGGACAGACTTGGGCGGCACGAAAGACGGCGTCATGCTTGACGTCAATGACAGCTACGCCGTGCTCGAGGTCGATCAAATTATCTACGAGGTAGCTCGCCGCCGTACCAACCGCGTCGTGCAAGTGAAGACGAATCTCGCCGAGGCGACACTCGCCAATCTCGCCTACGCGACCAACAACACGGCCCCGGCCGCGCAAGTGCTCACGGCCGACGACGGCCTCACGGCCTTCGCCCCGGCTTACGGCGCCGTGTTGCTCGACGGCATTGCGCCCGGCGGATTCCGCCGCCGCGTGACGCTTCGCAAGACCCTCGCCACCGATAGCGTCGAGCTCGCCTACAAGAAAGACGGGCAGACGCTTATACCGGTCACGTGGTCGATTCATTGGGTCTCCACGAGCATCGTGCCTTTCAAGATCGAAGACGCGACGAGCTAGTAGCAAGCCCCGGGGCGGCGCCACTACGGCGCCGCCCCTCCCCTCCCCCGAAGAGAAAAGAGAGCAAGACCATGAGCGAGACCAACGTACTCGAGCACAACGCGAAGCCCGGCCTCAACGACCTCGTCGCCGTCTTCGACCACGTGGAAGAGCGATGGGAAAACTCGACCGACCGCGTGCCCGTCTTTAGCGTCGTGATGCCCAACCCGAAGGCCGGGCAGCTTATCGCCGAAGAGGCGCCGGGCTCGGTCGGCGACAACGGCGAGCTCATCGCCGGGTCGCCCGCGACATACGAGCCCGCGACCATCACGGTTACTCACACGATGCCACGCAAGCCCAACGCGGGCCTCGGCCTGGCGTACCTCAAGCGTGCCCGCCGCGAAGGCCCCGACGTCGCGGGCTCATGGCTCATCGAGCTCGCCGTCGGCGCCGAGGCTTACGACGACTTAACCGACGAGCTCGCGGGAGCGGGCGACGAGGGGCCTCAAATCTTGCAAGACATCACTAAGAAAATTCAGACCATCGCGCTCGGCGGGCTCGAAGCCCCAAAAGCCTAGAGGCCGACGCGCCGCTATCCATCCTTGACTACGAAAGGCTCGTGCAAATTGATTGGGTACTTGACTACCTCGACGACATCGAAAGCGACCTCTCGGCCGTTCACGGCGTCGCCGACTGGCGTACCCTGCCCGGGCCCCGCTACTTCATGCTCGCCGCGCGCCTCGCGGCGTACCCTGGCGTCATGCAAGCTCGAGCCATCGCGCTCGAGCAAGCGAAAGACGGCGGCGCCACGAGCTCGAGCTCGAGCTCGGGCGGCGAGCGGGCGACGGTCGTTAGCGACGGGCTCTTGCTCGCGCAACTCGCTAATGATGGGTGGACAGAGCACGAAGGTCGAAAGGGGTGAGTCATGCCGGTAGTCATCGCCGAAGGTGAGGTCGTCGTCACGGCCGACGGCACGAAGGTCGCCCCGATGGTCGCTAAAGACATCGAGGGTAACCAAGCACCGATCGAGGGGGCGGGCCGCAAGATCGGCGGCTCGCTCTTCGCGGGCTTGGTCGCCTTCGGCCTCGTCGCCAAGACGACCCAATGGCTCGGCGTTAGCATCACGGCCGCGAGTGACTTGAATGAGACGACCTCGAAGAGCGCCGCGATCTTCGGCGCCAACGAAGCGGCCGTCGAAAAGTGGGCGAGCCGTGCCGCGCTCAATATGGGGCTTACCTCGAGCGCCGCGCTCGATAACGCGAGCTCGTTTGGCAATATGTTCACACAAATCGGCTTCACGGGCGACGAGGCGGCCGCGGCGAGCACGAAGGTCGTGCAAATGGCAGCCGACCTCGGCTCTTTCTCTAACCTCGATGCGGCCGACGTGAGCGAGCGCATTGCGGGCGCCTTTCGGGGCGAGTATGACGCGCTACAAAAGGTCATCCCCAATATCTCGGCCGCCCGGGTCGAGCATGAGGCGATGATCGAGACCGGCAAAAAGAACGCCGCCCAACTTACGGCCCAAGAAAAAGCCCAAGCCGTGCTTAACATCATCCAAACCGACGGCAAGACGGCAATGGGTGACTTTGCGCGCACGAGCGACGGCTTCGCCAACTCGAGCCGCATAGCGACCGCTCAAATCGGCGACATGCAGTCGACAATCGGCACGGCGCTCTTGCCCGTGATGAAAGACCTCTTGCAATTCTTGCTCACGTATATCATTCCCGCGCTCGTCACCTTCGCCGGGTGGGTTAGTCAAAATACGTCGTGGCTCATCCCCCTCGCCATCGGCCTCGGCATCGCCGCGGCCGCTGTTTGGGCCGTCAACATTGCCATGTACGCCAACCCGATCGGCCTAATAATCGCGGCCGTCGTCTTGCTCATTGCCATCATCGTCGCGCTCGTGATGAATTGGGATACCGTCGTTAAGTTCTTGACCGACGTGTGGCAAGGCTTCGTCAATTGGTTCGTCGACGTGATGAACGGTTACACCGCGTGGTGGCAGTCGCTTTGGGCCGGGCTCGGCGGATTCATTACCGACACGTGGAACGGCTTTATTGGGTGGATTACCGACCTATGGGGCAAGTTCTTGCTCGGCCTCAAGATCATCGGCGCCGCGCTCTCTAAGTGGTGGAGCGACCTTTGGCTCGGCTTCGGTAATCTCGTCGCCGGGGCCATCGGCTTCGTCTCTGACACATGGGCGGGCTTCGTCGGCTTTCTCGGCGGCATCCCCGCGGCGATCGGCAACGCCCTCGGCGGCGTCGGCGCCTTTATCCTCAACGCTTTCAAGGGGCCACTCAACGCGGTCGTCGATATGTGGAACGGCACACTCGGGCAGATATCGCTTACGATTCCCGGGTGGGTGCCTGGTATCGGCGGGCAAACGTGGAGCGTGCCCAAGCTGCCGCACTTCGCCCAAGGCACGCTCAACGCGCCGGGGGGTTGGTCGATCGTCGGCGAGCGTGGGCCCGAGCTCGTCAACCTCGGCCGCGGCTCTCAAGTGCACACGGCTGCCGAGACGATGGCAGGATTGGGCGCCGGGTCGCGCAATATCACTATCGGCCAGATAACCCTTGACGCCTCGAAATTCAAGACCTTGCAAGACCTCATCGACACCGTCGAGGCACTTACCCAAGTCGCGCGCACCGGCCGCGGCCCGAGCTTAGGATTGGCGCCCCAATGACTTACGGCTATAGCTTCGGCGGCAGCGTAACCAACTCGCCCTTCACGAGCTTCGCGCCGAGCTCGGTCTACCATGACGGCAACACCGTGCCGACGGCACGCCTCGCGGGCAACGGCAACCGGCCTATCTTCATGGGGTCGCCGTCGGCCGTCTCGGCCTCGGGCGCGGGCGGTATCTCGTGCTCTATCGAGGGCGTGACCGGCGACCTCGGCAGCGGCTACGCATCGACCTCGGGCGGCGCCTTCCGCTTTCGCATTAGCTACACGAGCGGAACGCTCACCTTCGGCCGCAATAGCGGTGGCGGTGGCGTCGTCGTCGACGCGGGGGACTCGTCAACGTGGGCCGGTAGCATCCCCGGGTCGTTGCAATGGGCGCAAGCCCCCGACGTGCCGGGCTCACCCGCGGTAACGCCTGGCGGTACGGCGGGCACCGCGACGCTCACATGGGCAACGCCCGACGACGGCGGCTCGGCTATCACTGGCTACCGAATCTTCTACGGCACGAGCGCAACCCTCGCGGGCGCGACCGTGCTCGACGTCGGCGTCATCACGAGCCAACTTCTCACGGGCCTCACGCCGGGCTTGACCTACTACTTCGCGGTCGCCGCGCGCAACGCCGTGACCGCGGCCGCGACGACGGAATCTGTCAAGTCGGCAATTGTAAACGCCTTGCTTGGCACCGTACCGGGCGCGCCGACGGCGGCGACGCTCGTGACCGCTTCGGGCCTGGCGTCGCTCTCATGGGTCGCCCCCGCGAGCGACGGCGGCGTCGCCATCACGGGCTACACGATCGACTACGGAACCGACAACACTTTCGCTACGTTCGCCACGAAGACCGTTGGCAACACCGCGCGAGCCTTCACGGTCGACCGGCTCACGCCCGGTCAGACGTATTACTTTCGCGTCAAGGCCGTCAACCCGATCGGCTCGAGCGCTGCCTCGAGCACGGCCTCGGGCGCCATCCCGGCGCGCACGGCCCTCGACTCGATCAAGGGCGCGGGCGTCAACGTCAAGGGGTTGCACGTCGCTATCCGAAGCGACGGCGCCAATACCCAAGCGCTCACGCTCGGCTATACCCTCTTTGGCACCGGCACGACCTTCACGACAATCGCATCGCTCTCGGTCGGCACGGGCGCCACCGACTTCGCCGCTTCGGGTGGCGACCGCAACGTCGTGCTCGTCGCCGATACGCTCGGCAACCTCTACGCGATCGGCACGGCGGGCGACAATAGCGACCGCGTGCTCGTCAAGCGCTTCGCCTACACGGCGCCGAGCACATGGGTCGCCGCCGGGGTACTTTCCCAAGCGCTCGCCACAACGGGCGACCCGCTCGAGCAATTCGCCGCCATCTTCGTCGCCGGGTCGACCGATACCGTGCTCGTGCTCGCCCGCCGTGCCGGTACGGTCGGCACCGGGGCGCTCAGCTACGCGACGCTAAACCTCGCCAACATTGCGGCGAGCTCGGGCTCGCTCTTCATGGATTACGGCAGCGACCCGACATGGCTCTCGACGCCGCCCGTCGGCGCCGCTTTCAACTCGGGGGTGCTCGACTCGAGCCTCGTGACCACGGGCCGCGTCGCCATCATCGCCAATGGCTTCGCCGTCGTCGACGTCTCGGCTGCCGGGCTCGTGACCGGCGTGAGCAAGGCAGCCGCGGGCACCGCAACGGCGGGCTCATGGGCTCGCGTTATTGCCGTGAGCTCCACGGCTTTCGCCGTGCTCACAATCTCGAGCGGCGCCCTGGCGTGGACTTTCTATGGCACTAACGGCACCGTGCTCGGCTCGGGCAGCTACCCCGCCACTAACTTTCAAGGCGGCGCCGCGGGCGTGCAATGGGATGCCTATTACAATCGCGCGAGCGGGCTCATCGTCGTCTACTACGTCGCCGCGGCCGCGGGAGCTCGCCAACTCGAGCGAATCACCGTTAGCCCCTCGACCTACGCCGCAAGCGCCGCCACGGTCGTCACGGCGGCTCTCGGCGCTGCCTCGAGCACTAACTCGACGCTTCGAGTAGTCGATGGCGTCGTCGACGAGCGCCGCGTCATCGTCGAGGCCGCCAACTTGCTCACGGGCGTCAAGTCGGTCGCCGTCTATAGCGACGCGGCGGGCAACGTCGTGCCCAACGCGCCCGTGCTCACGCCCGAGCTCGGCTATGACGCTGCCAACGCTCGAGTCTTCGCTTGGGCCTTCGGCGACCCAAACTCGCTCGACATTCAGACGTCTTACGAGCTACAAATTCAGCGCGTAAGCGACCTCGTCAACGTCGTCGACACAGGCAAGATTACGACCGCGACGATGTCACGGTCGGTCGCCGCCAACACTCTCGCTAACGGCATAAATTACCAATGGCGAGTGCGAACCTACGACGAGCTCGACACCGTCGGCGCGTGGTCGGCATACCAAGCTTTCACAACGTCGGCGCTCGGCACGCTAACCGTGACCTATCCGACGCCCGACAACGTTGCGGGAATTGATACGTCGAGCGTGACCGTGACGTGGTCTTACGTGCAAGCTAATAGCTACACACAGACCCAACGCCGGGTGCGCGTGATTCGCGTGAGCGATTCGGTCGTGCTCAGCGACACGACGATGCAAGCCTCGACTGTCGGTAGCTACACCGTGACCGGCCTACCGAGCGACGTGCCCGTCAAGGTCGAGGTGTCGATCGTAACCAACGCGCCCGGCACGCCGACCGTACTCGTCAATCGTCTCGTGACCGTGAGCTACGCCGCGCCGATGACGCCGACCTTCGTGGCAGCCCCAAGCGGCGCGGCCATCGTCATCACGGTCGCCAACCCAACCCCGACGGGCTCACGCCCGGCGACCGTTACTAACGGAATTTACAAGCGCGTCTCGGGCAGCGGCGCGGCCTTCGTGCGCGTCGCTATCATTGGGCCCAATGCAACCTATACCGACCACGCCGTGCGCTCGGGTGAGACCTACGACTATCAAGTGGTGGCTTCGACATGACCGTATCTAGCTCTAGCATCGTCACGGCAACCGCGCCCGCGCTCGTGGGCGTTTGGATCTTCGACCCGGTCTCGCCCGATGCGACCGAGCGCCAATTCTTGCACGCCGACGGTCGTACCGAATCAATGGGCGCCAAGCCCGTCGAGGTCGAGCTCGTCGGGCGTACCAATCCCCTCGTCGAGTACGGCACCATCACGCTCGTCGGGCTCAAGCTCACCGTGTTCATACCCTTCGATAGCGACCACGACGCCGCCGTCGAATACTGGCGCGGCATCATCACGAATCGCCGGGCAATCTGCTACCGAGACAACCGGCGGCGCCTCGGGTACTTCGCAATCAAGAGCGACGTCGGCTTCGTCGACGGCCGCGCCGGTACGGCGATCGGCCTCGACCTTCGCCGGGTCGACTACACGGTCGCGGTCTAGCCATGCAACCCCTCGACCCCGCGGGCGTCTATACCAATGCCGCCGTCATTGCGGCGCTCACTGGCGCTAACGGCACGCGCACGATGAGCTTTAGGTTCGATCGTCTCAACTCGGCCAACACCTTCGTCGAGGCCGTCGACTTTGTCGTCGGTGGCACGGTCACTAACAACGCGCTCGCCGACGTGAAGCGCACGGCTAAATTCCGCGTGCTCGACCGTACTGGCGTCGACTACTTGAAAGACCGGCTCAAGCCGTGGGCTCGCCTCTCGATGCCCGACGGCGGCTTCGTCGAGTGGCCTCTCGGTGTGTTCATCCTGGCGACCCCGGGCCGCGTGCTCGATACCAATGGACTCATCACGCGCGACGTCGAGGCTTACGACCAACTCTTGAGCCTCAAGCAAGACATTGTGACCGACCGCTACACGGTAGCCGCCGGGACGGCCTACACGACCGCGATAGCGACGCTCACGGGCGGCTTCACGTCGATAATTACGGCGAGCTCGCTCACGCTGCCCGCCGCCCTCGAGTGGGCGCCCGGTGTAACCAAGCTTCGAATTCTCAACGACTTGCTCGCCGCGATCAACTACGAGAGCGCATGGTTTGACGAGCTCGGGCGCCTAATCTGCCGCCCCTACCTCGCACCGAGCTCGAGGTCGGCCGAATACGCTTACACGGCCGACTCTTTGAGCGTCATCACGGGCAACGTCGAGCAATCGCTTGACCTCTATAGCGTGCCGAATAAGTGGGTGCTCGTGAAGAGCGAAGCCGACCAAGCGTCGATCAAGGGCACCTATACCAACGCCAACCCGGCGAGCCCGACGTCGACCGTGAGCCGCGGCCGCACGATCGTCGACTTCCGCGTCGAGCAAGAGGCCGCCGACCAAGCCACGATCGACGCCAAAGCCGCTCGCCTGGCCTTCGAGGCGAGCCAAGTCTTCGAGTCGATCAAGTTCTCGACCCTGCTAATGCCGATGCACTCTAATGCCGACGTGATTAGCTTGAGCGTACCCGGCCTCGGTGTAAGCGACAAGTTTACCGAGCACACGTGGGAGCTCCCACTAGCCGCCGGGGCGAGAATGAGCCACACCGTGCGAAGGGTTGTTAACGTATGACCGCGAACGAAGCCGCCCGCGACTTGCTCGAGGCCGTCGCCGGGTACGCCGACCAACCGACCAACGGCTACACGCCGAGCGCCGACCGCGCCGTGCTCATCGGCACCGTTGACGCCGCTTACTCGGGCACCGGCAACGCTAAAGTGCTCTTCGATGGCGAGACCGTCGCCGGGTCGCGTACCTACGTCGTGCTCGAGCCTGTATCGCCCAGCGACCGGGTCTTGCTCGTGCCGGTCGGCCGGTCTTACGTCATCGCGGGCAAGGTCGGCGGCGGCTCATTCTGGGGGGTCGCGGCGCGCAATCGCAACCGGATAGCTAACGGCGCGATGAACATATGGCAGCGTGGCACGAGCTTCGCAAGCCCGGCGAGCGGCGCCTATACGGCCGACCGCTTCGTTGTCGCCTACGACGGCACCGGGGCAACGCGCACGGTATCGCAACAAGCCTTCGCCGCCGGGTCTGAGCTATGCGACGGGCCTTTCTACCTTCGTTACGCCCAAACGGTTGCGGGCACGGGCGGCACGTCTAACGTCTTGGCGCAACGTATCGAAGACGTGCGAACTAGCGCGGGTGAGACTGTCACCGCGTCATTCTGGGCGAAGCTCGCGGCCGCCGGTAACATCACTGTGCAAGCCTCTCAAAACTTCGGCACGGGCGGCTCGGCGAAGGTCTCGGTCGCCGGTAGCGCGGTCGCCTTGACGACGTCGTGGGCGCGTTACGCAGTCACGTTGGCGCTGCCTTCGGTCGCCGGTAAGACGATCGGCGCCGGTAGCTTTCTCGCGCTCGAGCTCGCGTTGCCCGTCAACGCGACTTTCACGCTCGACCTTACCGGCGTGCAACTCGAGGCCGGTCTCAACCTCACGCCCTTCGAGCGCCTAAGCGCCGGGCAAGACCTTCTCGCGTGCCAGCGCTACTACTACCGGCTCGTCGCCGATAGCTCGGCCATGAATTTTGGCACCGGCAGCGCATCGACCACGACTAACGCCACGTGCCTAATTCCATTCCCGATGACCATGAGGGCAACGCCGACCGTGATTGACGCGAGTGCCGGGTCGGCCTTCCAATATCGCGTCGGCGCGTCAATCTTCGCGGGCTCGGGCATAGCGATTAGTGGCGCGACGAGTGTGTCGATGGGGGCCGTCGACCTCACCTCGACCGGGCTAACGTCGGGCAGCTTCGGGATATTACGATGCAACGGCACGGTCGGCACCTTTCTTGGCTTTAGCGCGGAATTGTAAGCCGATGAGCTCACGGCTAGTAACTACTTCGGGGGGTATCCTATGAGCGGCACGGGCTCGACTCTCGAGTGGTGGCAATACGCGCTCAGCGCGGTCGCCGTCTTGGGCCTCTCGCCCGCGCCGTGGGTCGCGGCGATGCTCGCCGGGCGGCTTCGCCCGATCGGGTGGACTCGTGAGCAAGTGAAAGCGAAAGACGACGAAATTGAGCGAGAGCGTGCCGCGGCAGCGACCGAGCGCACTCGCGCGGATACTGAGCGCGAACGTGCCGACCTCGAGCGCGACCGTGCCGACCGGGCGAGCGCGCGGCTCGTCGACGTGGCGCTCGAGCTCGGCGCCTCGACGGTCAAGCTACTCGAGGCACTACCCAAGCCCGAAGGGTTAGGCGAATGAGCATGGCAGAAACGCTACCGAGCGCGGCACTCGTCAAGGCACGTCGTGACCTCGAGCTTGCCCGCGCTAAAGCCGTCGACGACGAGCCGATGCTCGCCGAGGCCGACGTCATAATTGAGCGGCTAAGGTCGATTCGACAAGAAAACCATTGGGGGCCTCGGGTCGAGGCGGCCTTTAGACAGACGAGGGGCGACACGTGACCGAGGCATTGCTCTACGACATCGGCACGGCCGTCTATGCGCTCGGCGTCATCGCCGTCGCGCTCTTCACGCTTCACTACGCAATCACCTCGCCCTTCGAGCGCACACCGCTCGGCCGCGGCCTTATCATCATGGGCGCCACGGTCGTCGTGAGCTCGGGCTTGCGGCTCGTGCAATTTATGACCGAGAGCGGCCGCGACGACTACGACCCGGCCGACATCGCGGGGGTCGTCTATCGGCTCGCAAGCTTCACGCTCTTCGCCCTGGGCATGATTGCTTTGCTCACCACGTACTTACGAGAGCGCTACTCGAGCGCCCCCGAAGAGAGAGAGAAAGAGGCATGCAAACAATGACCAACACAACGCCGACGGCTATCACGGCCGCCACCATGCCGCCGATATGGTACTCGGCCAAGCGCGTGATTCGCACGGTTCTCGCCGTGCTCGTCGCCATCGTGCTCGGCCTCGCCGGGTCGCTCTCGGCGTTCGCGCTCATCGCGCCGCAGATTCTTGACGAGCTCAAGGTCATCCTGCCGCCCTCGACCTATGTATGGCTCGCGGGGGTCGTCGTCTTTATCGTCGTGCTCTCGGGCGTCGTCACTCGAATAATGGCGATTCCCGGCGTGAACGCCTGGCTCACGAAGATCGGCGCGGGCAGCGTACCGGCGTCGGCAATCGTGACCGACGCCGCGGGCACGATCGTCGTGGCGCCGCCCGCCGTCGAGGCGAAGCGCTCGGCCGCAATTCCGCTAAATTAGCTCGAGCTCACGAAGCGGCCCGTCGCCTAGAAAGGTGGCGGGTCGCTTTCGCGTCGACGCTCGAGCTCGTTGAGTACTTGCATGACCTCTAAAGCGTTCATCACGCGCACCTCGTCGAGCGTGGGCAGCGAATTGCCGCGCATCGTCGAGCCTTGGGGGGCCTCGCTGCCGTTGCGCCTGAGAGTGACGAAGAGGTCGTCGGAATTGCCCGAGGTCTTAGACGGGCGCTCAGAGCCTTCGCCCGGGGCGACGAGACCGAGCTCGGGGGCGACCCACGAGCCCGAGACCGGCGGCGTGTTCATGTAGTGCCACAACGCGAGCGCCATGCTCATCGAATCCCAAGCCGAGCCCATGAGGTCGTGATTGCACCTCGAGCACAATAGGCCGCGCACGTAGCCGCTAGCGTGGTCATGGTCGACCGCGAGGCGCTTGCTCTTGGGCCGAGCTCGGCAGATGGCGCACCGGCCGCCCTGTAACGTCAAGAGCTCGGTGTATTGGGCCGAGGTGAGCCCATAGGTGCGCTCGATCATCGCGGCATGTTGGGTACCCGAGGCACACGGGCGGCATTGCGTTGCGCCCTTGGCAAAGTCTTCGTCATCGCGCCATGACTGGCACCCGGCGCACCACGCGCGACCCTTGGGCGCCTGGCGCATGATCTTCGCCGACCGCGGCCGCCGTAGCTCGAGAGGCACGGCGGCGCGGCGCATGGTCGAGGCTTCGACTTGCACACCGATTGGCTCGTGCCGAAGCCAACACGTGTGGCAGCGTTGTCGCCGCCCGTACTTGGGGCGGCGGCCGCACTCTACGCATGGCTGCCGCCCCGCCACGTCTAGACCTCTTCGGGCCGCGGGCCCGGCGTCTCTTCGATTGCCGGGTAGCTCTCGACGGTAAAGTCGTCGCCCTCGAGCTCGTGCGCGGGCATGTAGTCGACGAGCTCTTGCTCACGCACTCGCTCGCGGATAGCGCGTAAGCGGCGGCGTACCTCGGCGCGGATTGTCGCTCGCTCGGGGTCGCCGTAGCGGTCGCCGTACCAAAGCACGAAGCCACCGATAGCGAGCGCGAGCCCAGCGCAAGCGACAACCAAGAGGCCGAGGCTAACGCCGAGCTCAACGTCGGTCATATCGCGCTCGCCGGGTCGGCGGGCGGCTCGGTCGGGATATCGACAACGGGCTCGACGGGCGGCTTCGGGGGCGTCTCTTCGATCTTGAAAACGTCAAAGTCGGCAACGCCGTCGCCCTCGATGCCGACGTCGGCCGCGGCCGCACGGTACGCCGCCACGAGCGCGAGGTCGGGCGTCTCGGCCTCGACCGTGAGCATGTCGCCGTTCTGGCGCCCCTTGCGCGCGAGGTACACGTCAAAGCTCGTCACGGCTTCGCCCCCTTCTTGCCCTTGCCCTTGAGTGCGGCGAAAGCGTCGGGCGCCGTCGTGCCGTCAAAGTCACTGTCGAGCGAGTCAGTGAACTCGTCGAGCGTCGGCGGCTCTTCGGTGGCGATCGGCTCGGGTGCATCGACGACGACGAGCCCGTCGGCCCATAGCCACCCAAGCCCCTCGACCTTGACGGCGGGCTCGTCTTCGCGCAATTCGACGTCGAGCACTTGGGCGATAAAGTCGCGTTGCGCCGCACCGTTGGGCGTAGGGCGCGGCGAGACCCAATCGCCGACGCCGATGATGACCGACGCGGGCTCGGTAGGCTCGTCGACCTCGATGACCGGCGCGCCCTCGGCGAGCTTGGCGAAGACGGCCGCGAGCCCGGTCGCTAGGTGCTCGCGCTCAAGGTTGCCGACCTCGAGGTCGGGGTGCAAGGTGTTCTCGAAGACGGCGACGAGCTCGGGCGTGACCTCGAGCGGCACGCCCTCGAGCTCGGTAGTCTCGATCGGCGTGAGCATCACGCGAAGGCTTGCGGCGATGTCGAGCAAGGCCGCGGCCTTTATCGCCTCGATCGTCGCGGGGTTGTCGCCTCGGTGGCGGATTGCGAGCGTGAGCGCTTCGAGCTCGCTCTCGGCTTGGTCTAGGTCGAGCATTGGTCTCTCTCTTTCGGTTGGGTGGAAAGCGAAGCGCGGCCCGGCGGCTATTCGGGTTAGCTACCGGGCCGCGCCGTGTGATGAGCTCGAGCTACTTGCTCTTGCTCTTGCCTTTGCCGCCGGGAACGTCAAAGGGGTCGACCGTTGCGAGGTACGCGCGAGCGCTCTCGACCTCGTCGTCGTCGGCGTCTTCGAAGAGCCAAGGGTAGTTACCCCGCTCTTTCTTTGTGCCGCGCACGAGGCGCGCGAGCACGCGGCGCTCGCCGATGAACGACTTAAGCGCCCCGCGAAGGTAGCCCCCCCAGATATAAACCTCTTCGTGAAGCTCGCTCTTAGCGGGCTTCTTCTCGTCGATGACGACGACCGTGGCGACGATGACGGGCTTGGCGCCGTAGTCTTTCGTCTCGGCCTCGATCTGCCGCAACGGCGTGATGAGCAAGAGGCGACCTTCGGCCTCTTCGGTCATATTCCAACCGTCGCCGCCACCCTCGGCCTCGCTCGGCTTGGCGAACTCGTCGTCGGCCTTGCCCTTCGCTGCCTTGGGTGCCTTGGTCTTCTCGGGGGCGGCTTCGGCCTTGGGGGCCTTGCCGGTCTTGTCTTTAGCCATTGTTCGATTCTCTTCTCTATTCGGTTGCTCGCCCGTGGCTACGGGGGAGAGGGGAGGGGCGGCGCGAGCGAAAGGTCAATAACTCTCGGGCCGCCCCGGTCTATGGGGCGACGTCGCCGGGCGTGACCTCGAGCTCGATGACCTCGAGTGGAGCGGCTAGGTCGCTACCAAAGTCGATGGCGGCCTTGCCTTCGTTGCGCCATGCGCGCACCTCGGCGCTTAGTTTGTTGCCCTTCGCGCCGAGCTTGAGGTCGACCGGGTAAATGCTCGCCTTCGCCTTACCCGCGGGCAAGTGAATCAATAGCGCGGCCGTCTTCGAAAGCTTGAGGTCTCGGCGCTCGCCGGTCGCAAGGTCGTAGCCCGAGCTTGTGGCGTATGCCTCGAGTTGTTGCGCGATCTTGCCGACTGAGTAGTCGACACGGCCCGTCTTGATATCGGCGACCATGCGAACGGCGCGAGTCATGCCGGGCAGCTTGGCGAGCACGATACGGTCGAGGCGACCGGCGCGCTTGAGGCCGTCATGCACGACCACGACCTCGCTCTCGAGCACCTTGACGCCCGCGGCGATCATCGCCTCGGCGTAGGCCACGACGTCGGCGTGGTCGCTCTTCGTGATCGTCTCGGCCTTGAGCAATGCGTTGACGGCGCCCATGCCTTCGGTGTCGTAGAGGTCGCAAAGGGCGTGTAGATCGGTGCCTCGATTCGCTTTGGCGTGCACGCCGCCGGTCTCGAGCGCGTCGTAGGCGATACGGTCGGCCGCATCTTTGAAAGCCTTGGTAGCGGCTTGCTCGAGGTCGGCGAGCTCGCCCTCTTCGAGCTTGCCCTTACGGTCGGCCTTGCGAGCCTTAGCGAGTGCGAGGTCGCGCACGTGGATTAGGTCGGCGATGGCCGCCACAATCCCGGCGTTGTCGGGGTCGGTCTCGGTCACGGCGACGCCCTCGAGCAAGGTGCGAAGCTTCCACTTCTCGAGCATCGTCTTGTCTTCGAGGTTGTCAATATACGTGGTGACGCGCGTGTACTGGCGCACCGTCTTTGGGTCGGGTGTGCCGTCGGCCTTGAGCACCATGATCTTGTAACCGTTGCGGCCCTCTTCGAGCTCGGGCGTCGCCTGGCTCGGCTTGGCGAACTCTTCGTCGACCGTGACGCCACCCTCGGCGACGAGCTCTTCGTCGTCTTCGGTGTCGGCGGCGGGCCCCGCGACGAATTCGCGGCCGTGCTCGGTCTCGACCTCGACGACGAGCTCGTCGGGCTTTGCCTTGCGCGGTCGCGTCGGCGCCTCTTCGGGCGTCGGCCGGTCGGCCTTGAGCTCAGCATCACGAGCGGCGCGCTCGACGTTACTCGTGAGCAAGTGCCCGGTCTTCGTGCCGATGATGAGGTTATAGGCGGCGACGAGCTCGTCGTTGTCGCGGTCGACCGAGGCTTCGAGCGTCTTGCGGTCGGCGTCGCCCTCGAAGGGTACGCCCGCGAATCGAAGGGCACGCTTGGCGGCGACGCGCTTGGCGGCCTCGTCGGTCGGGTCGGCGCTCACGACTGACTCGTCGCCTTCGACCCGGGCAAGCCACTCGGTAACGGTCTCGCCTGGCGCGGCGTTGTGATGGTACGCCTTACGCTGTTCTTTCGAGAGCGCGTCGTAGTCGGCCGTCGCCTTGGTCTCGTCGGCGGGCTTGCTCTTCGGGGCCTTGACCTTCGCCTTGCCCTTCTCGGCGATCTTCGCCTCGAGCTCGGCCTCGCGGGCCTTGAGCGCCTTGGTCTCTTTCTTGCCGCCCTTGGCGGCCTTGGCGTGCTTATCTTTCTTGCCCATGAGTGGGTATCCTTTCGGGGGTTGTCTAGCGAGTGAAGAGCGAGAGGGTGAAGATTCCGACCATAGCGACGGCCCAGCACACGGCGCCCGCGAAGGCCGCGAGCACGAGAATCACGACGCCCGCCGCGATGCCGCGCACGACGTTGCGAAGGTAGTACGCGCGAAGCTCGCGGCGATCTTGGGCGGCCCGCCACTTGTGCCACTTGGCATCGACGGCGGCGAAGGCCGCGGCCTCTTCGGTCGTCGGCTTGCGATACGTGCCGCGGCGCTCGCCGGTCACGGGAGGCGCACAATCGTCGGGGCGCCGTAGTGCGCGATGAGCAAGAGGCGCGACCCGGTGCGCGAGTGAGGCCCAAGGCCCACGCGGCCGTAGGTGAGAAAGCCGCCAAGGGGTTGGCGCACGAGCGTCGTGACGCCCACGCGGCGAGCGCGGCGCGTCATCGAGTCACCTCGAGCACGAGGTGGGCGGGCAGCACTGCGATGATTGAGCGAGGCCCAACGTGCGAGTAACGGGCGTGCTCGATCATCCTGGCGACCCGCTCGGCATCGGGCACGAAGCCGACGGCGTCGGCGTCGATATAGACCTCTTCGGCGCCGCAATCGCACGAGAGCGTTTGGCGGCCGCTCGCCTTGTAAGCGGATTCGATGAGCGCGGCAGCTTCGGCAAGCGCCTCATCGGTGAATCGTGAGTCGTTCATTGGGTGACCTTTCGTAGCGGGCCCCATGCGGGGCCACGTGTAGAGCCTAGTGGTACGTCAACGACTCATGCAACTCACGCGCCCGGCGTGGCGCTTCGGCGCGGCCGCCATTGCACGACGAGCTCTCGCGTGAGTATCGAATCGACGACTCGAACCTCGAGCCCGGGGTTGTTGAGCATCGCGGCCTTGAGCGCCGATTGGAAGAGCTCGACCTCGAGCGGGTCGGCCGCGATGAGCGCGCTCCACGGCACACGGCGCTCGCCGCGCTGCCCAATGAGCTCGAGCTCACCACGGCGCGAGAGCTCGTCGGCGACGCTCACTTGGCGGCCTCGCGGGCGTCTAGTTGAGTGAGCGTGAGGCCGAAAGGTACGAAGCGAACCTCGCCAATTGCGCCCATGGTGTTGAGCACGCGCAACGCTTCGAGCTCGGTCGTGTAGACAGAATCAATATGCTGCCCGTAGTCGCGCTCGCAATAGGCCCAAACTCCGGGCTCTACCTCTTCGCCCTTCTCGTCGGTATCCATTAGGGTCTCGCTTTCGTGTGCCAGTGATTGACGGCAAAGGCCGCCCCGGTCGTCTTGGCTTGCTCGTGTTGAATCGTGTGCATGGTCAAGAGCTCGGCCTCGCCCTTCTCGGCCCAAGCGTCGCCGCCATGAAAGAGCATCATGTGAGCGGCGACCGTCGTGAGGTCGACGGGCGGCACGTAGTAGCCCCTGGTCTCGTCGGCCGCTTCGCCGACGAGCACGGCGCGCAAGCCGTCGGCAAGCACGCGCTCGGCTTGACCGGCGGGCTTATCCCACGGCGAGCCGCCCTTCGTCTTCGTGGGTGGCTTCGTGGCAGTCGGGTCGCCCTTGGCGAGCCCGGCGGCGCCGAGCTCTTTCTCGGTTGCCCACCGCGTTTGGGCGCCGCGCTTATCGCGTAGCGGCTCGGGCCTGGCGATCGTCACCTCGGCCTTCGCCTTGAGCTCGCGCGTAAAAGTGCCGACGCTCGAGGTGACTGTTACCTTGACGAGCTTGCCCTTGAGCTTGACCTTGTCGACCGACCACGTGCGGCCGCCGAGCTCGACGCGCATACCGGCCTCGACCTTTGACCACGGCAGCGAGAGCGTGCTCATCGGCTCGCCTCTAGATCAAGCGCGTAAGCGAAGCCCGCGGCAGCGTGGGCGGCGACCGACCGCTTTACAGTGAAGCGTTTTATCGGCCCATAGCGAGTCTCTACGACTCGCGCCTCGAGGATGAGGTCTCCCTCGAGCAATTGCTTCGCCCAAAGGTTAGCCACGATAAGAGTCTCGGGCTCGGGCCCTTGCTTGATCTTCACGACTTGCCCCCCTTCGGCTTGACGACGATGAGCCGCGAGAGCTTCACGCGGCGACCGTTGCCAAGATACGCCACGACGCCACGCTCGCGCTTCGAGGCGCCCGCGGGCGGCCGCACGACGGCGATGACGGCGAAGAGCCGCCGCCCGGTACGCCCGATCTTGACGACGTCACCCGGGCGCGCCTCGGGCCGCTTGCGGCCGCTCATTGCACGAGCCCAATGACTCGCACGTTGCGGCCGTCGAGGGCTATACGATCAACGGCGGGCGTGCCCGTGCCAACCTTGACCTCGAAGCCGAGGCGCTTCCATGCGTTGAAGGCGTCGTCGTTGAAATAGTGGATGGCGTCGCGGTCGCTCGTCGAGAGCGTCTTCGGGATGCCGTAGGGGAATCGCGGCAGCGTCGCCCCTCGAGGCGCCTAGGGCGCACCACGGCGCGCGCGGCGCGCGG